AGAAACCTGTTCTTGCAAACCAATTTCTAACTCGACTAAGTAACATATGTGAATTGGAGAACATCAAAACCGAACCAGCAGTACTTGCTGAGTTGGTCATGAGATTCTTCCCCGACTTCAGACGTGTTCTTAACGAGGTTCAACGATATGGAGTTGGTGGTGTTATTGACACTGGTATACTTTCATCTCTAAGTGAAGAGAAGTTCACCCCATTGATCGATATGATCAAAGATAAGAATTGGAGTGGAATGAGAAAGTGGGTTGGTCAGAATTCTGATAACGACTTCAACACCCTATTCCGAAAAGTTTTTAATGCACTAGAATTACGATTGGTTCCCCAATCTATTCCAGCTGCCGTTTTAATAATTGCAGACTATCAGTATAAGGCTGCATTTGCAATGGACAGTGAAATCAATTTCACTGCTTGTTTGACTGAAATAATGTCGGAGTGTAAATTTAAATGAGTGAATATAACGAGGTTGTCGATAGACAAAGACGATTAATAGCTGCAGAGGAGTGGTCTAACAAGGTCAAATCCCTTCACGCACATTCCTTATCATCATGTTGGTACGACACTAGGGGTAACGATGGTTCAGTATTGGACATTGAATACAACAATGGTGTTGTCAAGAGAGAGATTAGAGAGACAGGTGAAATCGTTTTCTTTGGTGAACCTCTTAAAGGTGATGACCTACTCAATTCATTTTCTGCCGTAACAGGTAAATAATGGCCATTAATCCTTTTGACTTTGTCAAGTCTGTTTCCTATGATAAAAAAGATATCATGGTGGATGAAGTCGAAGAAAAGAGTTATGCACCCTTCCTAGCAAATAAATCATTGTCTTACCACCAAGACGCTGTTTTCTTCACCAATGAGATGAATATCCGTCATGGACTCGATAATCGTCTTCAATATCTATTTTTCCTAAATACTTTACGAAAACGACAAAGGTTTGCTTCATGGGAAAAACCTTATGTCAGTGTAAAAATAGACACGATTAAAAATTATTATCAAGTATCAACATTAAAAGCAAAAGAGTATATGACTATGTTGACAGATAAAGAAGTTCGTGAATTGAAAAACAGAATGAATATCGGTGGACAAAATGGCAATGGAACAAAGTGATAATCTTATAAAGGATTTGGTAGAAATTACCTTCCCCGAAAAAGACGACTTCCTCAAAATCAGAGAAACACTATCCCGAATAGGGGTAGCATCAAGACGTGATCAAGAACTATTTCAATCATGTCACATCCTACATAAACGTGGTAAATATTATATCACACACTTCAAAGAACTATTTAAACTAGATGGTAAACCTACAAGCATCGATGAATCAGATATCGGTAGACGTAACACCATCGTTAAACTACTTGCACAATGGAAACTAGTGTCAATAGTAGATGAGAGTAAAATAGAGGAACCTCAGGCTCCTCTCTCACAAATCAAGATCATTCCATTCAAAGAGAAAAAGGAATGGAAACTAACCACTAAATACTCAATTGGTGGCACTAAACCGTCATAAAAACTAAATACCTCTGTTATTAACTTAAACAGGAGAACGGTATGTTAGAATTTTTACAGTGGGTTATAGGATGGGTACAGGTAATTCCTTGGTTAGTTATGGGTGCATCTTTAATTGCAGCTTTAACTCCAACACCGATAGATGATGGGTTAGTGAAAAAAATGTATAAAGTAATAGACTGGTGTGCTTGCAATGTTGGCAAGGCAAAAGAGTCCTAAATAGTATAGTAAATAAAAAAATAATTTAAGAGGTAAATTATGGAATATGTAATAGTAGCAGTTGTAATCATAGCATTAGGGATTCATTTCTTCGGTAAGAAGGATGAGGTTGTTAAGTCTAAACCAGCATCTAAATCTAGTGGTTCAAGTAAAGCTAAACATAGCGTTGCAGAATTAAAGAAATTAACTAAACTTCAGTTGTTGGCAATAGCCGACAGGGAAAACATTAAGGTAAAACGTAGTGGTTCCAAGGCAGAAGTCGTTAAAACGATTGCACAACAAAAGTAAACCGTAGTAGGTTTTTAAAAAGACACTTAGGTGTCTTTTTTTTGGTCTAAAGTAATAGAACACCTAAATAACCATATGGAACAAGTATTTGATTTGATAGGAGAAGTAGGAGCCCCGATTGCAGGAAGTCTTGTGATGGGATTTTTCATATTCATAGTAATTAAACAGATACTAGAAGGGATTGTAGAATCGATTGGTACTCTTACCATGTTCTGCACATCCTTAGAAAATCGTGCCAGAATGATGTCGAATGAGATGATTAAAATCGATCTCCTAGTGTCCAGTGCATTAGAACTTAGACCCGACATCGATAGAGTTGCTCGTGCAGAGAACTTCATAGAAGATGGAAAACTAGATGTAAGGAGAGACTAATGGATATTGCCCAGGCTATATCCGATTACGGATTCCCAATAGTAATGTCAGTTGGACTGGGTTACTTCATCTATTATGTTTGGTGGTTCATTGGAGAACACATCGAACCCCAAATTGAAAAAATGCATTTTGCACTTATTAAAGTAATTGATCAAGTTAGAATGTTAGACCAAGATTTAATACGTTTACAGCAGAAGGTAAATGTGGTTCTAGAAATGAAGGAGAACCTTAAAAAGAAAGCAGGAGAAAACGATAATGGAAAGAAAAACTAGACTAGTGTTATGGGGTAGTGTAATTGTAGTGGCACTTGCACTCTTTAGCACAGGTATTAAATCAGACGAAATTGTATTTGGATTTAAAAGTCCATCCTTTAATGGTCAAGGACAATCGTCACACTACTTAACTATTGAGAACCAAGAGAAAAGCAGACGTGATAAGATGGCTCAGGACATAGAAGATAGAATTTCTAAGGCCGAACGAGAAGCACAGAACACTACACTTGCTAAATTTTTAAGGAACGTAGAGAGCAGAATTTATGCTCAGATAGCAAAACAGTTAGTGGAAAACATGTTCTCTAATGGAGAGAGTGTAGACTACGGAAGTTTCACCATCGAAGGAAATACTGTGACGTATGAGAAGTTGGTTGGTGAAGACGGTGGAGAATTTATAAGATTAACAATAGTATCAGCGGATGGAACAACAACGACTTTGGATATTCCAGTCGGTTCAGGCGGATTCTAGAAGTGAAACAACTTGCAATAGTTGGTCTTTTGACGGTATTGTTCACCACTGGGTGTGCAAGTGTTCCGTCTATGACTGATAGTTGCACCTCTATTGTAATGAGTAGGGTAGGAGAGTGTGTTGAAGAAGCAAAGGTAGTTAAGATACCAACATACCAAGAACTTTTGGAACTACCAGCAGCTGATGTAATGCCAGTGGTTGCAGTCTACCAATTTTTGGATAAGACTGGACAAAGAAAGAGAATGGATGGAGTTGCATCATTCAGTACTGCAGTAACCCAAGGTGCAGAATCATTTCTAATTGATGCACTTAAAACAGCTGCAAAAGGAAAGTGGTTCAGAGTAGTAGAAAGAACGAGTCTCGATGCTCTGGTTCGAGAGAGACAGATCATTCGTTCAACACGAGAAGATTTTGCGTCTCAGGAAGGTAATGAAAATTCCCCAACAGGAATCCAACCCTTGCTGTTCGCAGGTATCCTACTAGAAGGTGGGATTATTGGTTATGATACTAACATTGAGAGCGGAGGTAGAGGTGCAAGGTTCCTAGGAATCGGGTCTTCAATTTCCTACCGAAGAGATGTAGTTACTGTAAGTTTGAGGGGAATATCAACACTTACAGGTGAGATTTTATTAAATGTGCAGACTACGAAGACGATACTCAGCACAGGTGGAGGTTATGATGTATTCCGTTTCGTTGATATGGATACGAAATTAGTGGAGGTAGAAGATGGTGTGGCCTTTAATGAGGGAGTTACGAAAGCAACTCGTTCAGCAATAGAACTATCCGTTTTAGAACTAATATACCAAGGACACGATAGGAGTTTTTGGGTAATTAAGGATGGACATCGTCATCCACATGGTCATCATGGGGAAAACGAATTACATTCAATAGGAGAAACAGATGAAAATTAAATTATTATTCATTATGTTAGCAGCGGTAATATCTACTGGTGCATACGCGGGAGCAGACGATAACGAAATTTGGTTAAATCAATCAGGTACAGCACTAACGTTGAACTTCACTCAGAAGGGTTACGGAAACAAAGTCGGTTTAGATAATTTCTCAGGAACATCTGCTGATATGGTTTTAACTGGTGCAAACAACAGTTTAACATTAGTACAATTTGGTGATATCAACAAACTATACGGCCCTTTCATTGCAGATAGTTCAACAGTAAATTTAGCGTTTACTGGACAATCGAACTCAATGGATTGGAACATAGGTTATCAAGGTAGTGCAGACAACTTGAACATGGCAGGTGCTGTAACAGGTTCATCTAACACGTTTGATATAGATGTCGGTTACGCTGCATCAGCAGAATACTTAAACTGGGACTTAGTAGTAGGTGGTTCAAGTAACGTATTCACAACTAAAGTTGATTCAGATAATGCTATTTGGAACTGGACTGTAAGTGGTTCATCAAATGACATTAACACTTTGCAAGCTGACGCATCTGATAACAAAATCACTGCAATCTTAACTGGTTCAGGAAATGATATAGATATCGTTCAGAAATCAGGTTCAGATACAAGTTGTCCTTCAGGTCAATCTTGTAGTGGTGTTATAGATGTAACATTCGTGACCTCTAATGCTAACATTGACATTGTTCAGAAAGACGATAACGACTAGTTTTTTATTAGTCGGCCTTATCGGGTTCGCATCTGCAAATCCGATAGGTTCTATTGTCGAACATAAAGGTTCGGCTGGAATGTCTAGGGACGGAGATAACTCCGTCATATCAGCTTCCACCGAATCCGATGTGCTTATCTATGATACTGCACAGACTCAGAATGGACGAATGAAAATTCAGTTCATTGGTGATGAAGAATTAGAATTAACAGAACACTCAAAAGTTTGGATTGACGAGGTCTATTACGACCCCGACCCTTCCAAGTCAAAGATGGTCATGAGAATGGCCAGTGGTACCGCTCGATTTGCTTCGGGTTTCGGTGGCAAGATAAAGAAAAGTAACATAAATATATCCACACCTACTGCACAAATCACAGTTCGAGG